GGAGACTGGTTTATTTACGTCGGAAGTGTTGTCCACGTTGCCCAGCCCGACCGCATTTTTGAGCGCTGATAACGTTGTTTTCTTCATCTGACCGTTGGCCGCGCTGTCCATAACGGGCACATAATCTTCAGCCGTGGGAGCAGATTTTACGTCTGCCGTGCCCTCGATGTTGTTCAGATTGGTGAGCGGCATATCAATAGTCCGATTGCCGTCCGCGTCTTTGCTCATCAGCACGACGTCTCTTTCAATTACTGCCAAAAAGATTCACCTCCATACAGGTTGGGCGGCGAAAACCGCGCCGCCCATCGTAAATTAATAAAGAACTCAGGTCGGGTCGGGGGTGTAAGAAACGACATCAACAAACAATTCCCCATCCTGCATATCAGCCGGAACGGAGGTGCCGAATCTGACTCCGCGGATCCCGTTGAGACGTGTCTTGTCCGCCGCGCTCATAAGCCCTGCCGCGCTGGTAGTGGCCTCGGTCTTATCTGCTTTCCCGTCCCATTCAGCTACCTTCTCCGTGGTGATCCCGTCGAGCGCGGCCTTGTTTGTGTGGCTGTGATTGCCCTCGGAAGCGGCGTTTACCTTTTCCACGAGTGCGGTATCAAGGTCGGACTCGGAAATTTTATCCTTCGACGCAAGAGCGCCTAAGCCGTCAACCGCTGCTTTTAACGCGTCGAAATCAGTTTTATCGGCCTTAGTGCCAATAGCGTTGTTTATCGCGGTAACAATGTCCTGATGGTCGGCGATGTAATCCGCGATTTTCTTAAGCGTGTCATACGTCGCGGGGGCGCCGTCAATAAGCCCGTCGATTGCCGCTTTGATCTTTTCGTCAACCCCGGCGCTGGTAGGGAGCGCGTTGATACCAGCAAAGACAGCCGACAATGCAACATTCAGCGGCATGTTGCTGTCGTTGTACTGAACCGTGACTTTATCGCCGTCTGATTTAGCGAGCAGATCCTCAATGGCGCCGCCAATCTTGATTTTGTCGAGAATGTAAGTAGTTACCATTTTTATTCCCTCCATTTTTTTTTAATTTCTGAAAACCACTTTGACCACGTTACCGGTCATACGTTCAATAACGCGGTAGGTTTCACCGCATATATATTTTTCAGCCGCGGTAGCGGTACCGCCCTCCGCGACTTTACAGAAACCGTCAACCTGGCAGGTGCCGTCGTCACGTACCGACAGCACGCCCATCATGCCGACAGCAGACCATTCTTTTCTGTCCCTGCGTTCGATGTATTGCCGCGTGCTGTCGTACTCCGGATTAACTACATTTCTCCATTCGTAAGTTACTTCGCCGGTTTCGACTTCCTGAAACCCGCCGCCGGGGACTTCCACCAATTCAGTAACCGGGATTTCGACTTTTGTTCTGATAAACCGTCCGAACTCATCATGCAGCCAGCGGCCAAGCCAGTCCTCATCGCCATTACCGATAACGCAGGGCTGGCCGGATACAATTCCGAGGATATAATCACCGGGATTAGCAATCTGTATCTCTTTACCCTTCATTGTCACGAAATAACCAACGCGGTCTTCGCCATCCGGGTTACCGTCTGCCCATTCAAAATATTCCGCGTAATCCGCGCCGGATCCATAGAAACCAGACAGAGCGAATACATCGCCGTAGGTAGTTACTTTCATCGCGTTAGAGCGGCTGGTATCGCTGTCGCCGTATCCCACAAACATCAGGCCGGTGCCGTTCGTAGCGTTTTGGTTAAACTTGCCACAGGCAAAAGCCGCGGTTATGTTCGCGATTGTGCCTTTACCTATCGCACACGAATAGTCACCAGAAGCCCTGGTATTATAGCCCGCTGTGAGAGAACCCCTCCCGCCGGCATTGGTACCCTCTCCCAACGCGCAGGCGTAAGGACGTACAGCCTGAACATTATAACCAAGCGCTACAGAATTTGAACCAACGCTGGCCTGGGATTCCGGAAGCCGCCCCATAGAAATGCTTCCGGTAAACTCGGGATTATCCACCGGGAAAGTACCGTCCGCGCCTTTTGGGCCCTGCGGCCCGGTTGCGCCTCTCGCGCCGGTATCGCCCTTTGGCCCCTGCGCGCCGGTTGCGCCTTTGAGGTTCTTGAAAGAAAAAGTAAAATTTTTCGCAGTATCAGAGCCGCTGGTTGATACGGTTACAGACGGCGTCCCCGTGCCGGAATCAACAGTTGCGCTTACTGTGCCGAAACCTGCCGCTGCCCCGGCTCCGCCGGAGACACCGTCCGCGCCTTTTGGGCCTTGCGGCCCGGGATCACCTTTGTCGCCCTTATCACCTTTAGCGCCCCGCAGCGTTCCGGAGTCCAGCTTCTGCTGAAAATCCTGCCCGTCCGTAAATGTTACTTCTGAAGCCTTGTGGGCATGTACGCCCTCCGCTTTGCCGTTCCATTTCGCGCGTTCCTCCGCGCTGGTATGCATTACAGTATCGGCTTTATGATCGGGGAAATCTTTTGAACTTTCCGCAAGCTTCAGCGCGTTATCCGCAATATCTTTGACTTCTTTAAGGTCTATTCCTGTGATTCCGTGTATATTGATGTTTCCGGTCATATGTTCACTTCCTTATAATGATCGTACCATTGGGCGCATTTTCAGCGTTTGTGGTCATATTATCGGCGTCATAGAGTGCATCGTCCACAATAATGGAGATTTCGGCGTTACCGGTGTACGCGGATATTTCCAATACGGGTTCCCCGTCATCCCCCGCGCCGCTCAGGCCGAAATCCGGCTTTGAGGGGTCGCGGACGCGGGTACCGATAACGCGGTAACGGATATAACGCCCATCCGGTTCCGGCGCAAGCTCCGAGGGATAAAGCCCTTTAGACAGCAGGCGGCAGACGCCTGAAATAGTTGCATGGGGGATTGCCTGCGCGTAAAACAGAAGCGCCCCGTCAACAGCCTCCACCGTTGGGCTTAGCCCGCAAAGGAAAGCGTCGTTAATGCTTTCATTGTAAAGCGTCACATCGGGGTAATGGTCAGCGGAGACGCGTTCAAGCTCTACCCTGGCAATATAGGGGAAGTGGCTTCCTTCCGTGCCCTGGCTCCAGTCCGCGGGAGCTATCCGGACTTCCACGCTTTCAAGCCTTACCGTGCGTTTTACGCAGTGGTCTATAAGCTCGTCCGCTTCCTGGCTGGTCAGGAAAGCTGACGCTGAAAAAGAAAGCTCGACTTCCGGCACTCCCGCGATTGACATGTCAACAGGATAATCTCTTGTGACGATAACGCCCTTACTGTAAGCCATTACACTATCCGCGTATTCGCCAAGATTGCCGTAGAAGATCATAACTTCTTTATCGTTACTGCCTTTGGCAAACACACCGTATTCGTTGAGCCATACGGTTTCAGTAAGCCCGCCGTTCATGTCGTTGCGAAATTCAAGCACAAGGGAAACGGTGTCATTTTCATAAATGGGAGTTGTGCAGGCCCCCTCGGCAAAAGGCGCGATGAGGTCTGTAAGCTCCATCATATCCGTAGGCTGGGAGCCCTCGGGCATTTTCCCGGTTCCGAACATTACCCTTGAAATTTTGAGCGGCTTTTCAGTCGCGATAAGTTCCGCAAGCAATTTCCTGCCCGCAAGCGTTGGCGCCGCACCGCGCAGAGCGCTCATACACAAACCTCCAATCCTTGAGATGAATAACTGCCTGTTTCAGCCACGCCAAGCCACACTGTGGTTTTTAAGCTGCGTTCAGGTTCAAGCACAGGCAGTATAACCTGGGACGAACATCCTATCTGTGCGCCGCCCACATAAACTGAAGTGGTTTCCTCCGGCACGCTGACATCGAGCGTAAAAAGCAAATGCGCGGGGATTGTATTTCGGAGCACAGAATACAACGCGTAAATATCTGAAAGCGTGCAGGAATTAAGGAACACCGCCACAACATGTTTGCCATCGTAATAGACGTCGGAGGAAAGCCCCCACGCGCCGCATATACGGCGTATAAGCTCGATATCGCACTTGTCCGTACCGCTTTGCCATTTCGCGGAAAGCGCGGCCCTGCGGTCGTTTACTGGGCTTCCGAGAGGGGCGGCCAACGCGGCTTCGCGTTCCTCTACCGGCAAAATCCAGGTCATACGGCCCGGGAGCACTTGCGCGGCGGTGTCTTCCGCGTCCACCCTTTGCGCGTGATCCACATACCATATAGCGCTGAGAAGGTCAATAACCCACTTGTCCAAGCGGTACTGCACAGGGAGAGAAAGCAGCATATCTTCAAGCATAAGTTATGTTCACATCCCCCAAAACCGCGCATTCGCGTTCTTTTATTGCAATATTGTCTGTCTTGCCATCGAGGCGCAGATTGTCAAAATCGAGCACGCCGGGTACATTCAGCACTGCCATAGCGATATGGGCGTAGCTGATATAATCCTGCCTGAAAGCTACCTCGCCCATATAATCTGAAACCGCCTGGGTGATACCCAGCGTGACCACGCTTTCAGCATTCCCGTCTTTCGCCACGCGCACGGAAAGGGAAATCCTGCGGGGCGTGGCAGCGCTCACAAAGCATCTTGCCCCGATAGGGGCCTGACCGTAGCCCTCGCCGGTACTGCCGGGATCTATGTATTCCTGCACCGTTTCGACAAGGTATTCATCCGCGGGTGTGCCGTCCTGCCCGATAAGCACCACGTCAACGGTATTTTCGCCGTGCCCCAGCGGGAATACTTTTGCATAGCCAACCCCCGCAACCTCAAGCGCCCAACTGAGATAGTGGTACACGTTACCGCTTGTGGGCGGGGTCTGGATTTTGATAAGATGGCGCTCGTAATATTCGCTGTCGCCTTCTTCGTTGTACCCGCCTTCCATTGGTTCCGGGTTGTCGCATGCGCTGATACCCTGTATCGTGACGGGCATAAGCGTTACGGAGTGCGCTGGCACGTTGCCGACGGCGCCATCCTGCATACAGGATACCGGAACGTCCGCTTCATTCACAACAGTTACAGCCTTTGTCGCCATGAACTTCACCCCGCCGGGAGTGGCAAACATCGCGCCATAATCCACTGTCCCCGTGCCGGTCACATGAACGACGCCTTCTGAGAAAGTGGCTTGTTTACGGTTCAAACCGGAGCGCGGGTAAATGTAATCATCCAGATCGGTTCCGGTAAGGTTCCTGGGGTCGAGCCGCCGCACGGCGTCTTTGATCTCCGCGTCGGTTTCCGCAAGCCGTATAGCGACTGCCGCCAGGATATCATACATCGGGAAGCCTATGGACTTCTGATAGGTATCTGAAAGATGCCCCAGCATCTGCACCAGTATTTCATCATTCGACATACGCGCTTATTTCCACCTCCTCAGAATGAAGCCTTGCGGTAAACTCGACCTGAAGCCCGTGCCGCAGACGCGTAATTTTGAAACTGTCCACTTCCTTTACGGCAGGACAGTAAGCGGCGGTTGCCCTTACCTGCCTTTCGATTTCGGCGCACACAAAACCGAACGGCAGATCCTGCCGAAGGAGCGACCTGTCTATACCGGGTTCATCATTTTTGCCCGTCCGGTAGATCGGGATTTTTCCGGGCTGCTGCCTGAGCATAAGTTCAAACCACTGCTTGACCGCCTCTATATCACTCCGCTCCACAACGCCGCCATCAAGCAGCAGGAAACCTTCTTCGAATGAGAACGCGGGGACGCGGCCAATATCCATTTACAGCGCCCCCATTATAAGTAATCCGCTTCCGCTAAGGATTGCGGCGGCTTCAATGCCGGGTTTCCATTCATAGCTTGCAAGCCCGTTTATGAGCGCCAGATCAACGCCGGTTCCGCCTCCCGCCCGTATGTTTCCGTTTATAACCGAAAAAACAAGGGGTGAAAGGGATTCACACCGCGCTCTCAGCCATCCCGGCGTTGTCAGCGCCCGACTTATAACATCGTCCAGCACGCCCATAATAAGCAACGCGTTCCCGCTAAGGATTGCGGCGGCTTCAATGCCTGCTTTCCAGTTATAGTTTTCAAGCCCGTGCATAAACAAAAGTTTAATGCTCTTTCCCTCGCCTGCCTGCGCGTTGCCGTCTATGAAAGAAAAAATAAGCGGGGATACCTTTTCGCATTTCGCCCGTACCCAGCCCGGAAAAGTTTTTGTGCGGCGCTTTATGAAATTATCAAGAGTTTTTGTAAATTCAGATGTTTCCATTTATTATGCCACCTTCCACGGAGTGCAGAATCCGGTTATTTCGCTGTAGCTTCTTACCATGCGCTTAACGCTGTTTGAGCAATTTCCCTCTATAGTTCTGACGCCGCTCCGGTCTGCGCTTTCAACAATGCCAATATGCCGCGTACCCTGTATCATAAGATCTCCGGGCTTGGGAGTGTAGCCGGAAGCAACGGTTTTATATAAGCCTTTGCTCTTAAAATAATCCGTCATCTGGCTGACCAGCGCGTAATTTTTCGGGATAGGAGCGCCTGCTTTGCTTGCGCACCAGCACACAAAAATAGCGCACCAGCTTACGCCGTTGCGTCCGAACCATTCGCCATATTTGTTCATATTTTTCTTGTCTGCTTCATAGCCGACTTCACCCGCTGCGATCTTAACAAATGCTGTCGCGTCGTTTACTGTTGCTGAGCCTGCTTTCTCCCACTTGCCGCCGATGACTGCGGTACCGTAACGCTTGCCCCAGTTGTCGCACTCAGCCTTCGTTGACATGAGGATGTCAAAATGGTACACGCCATCCA